CTGAAACGATATCACCTACAGGTCCTAGTACATTGATTGTAAGATCTTTCTTATAGAAATCACTATAACCATCTCTACCTGTTACTGATTCATGATGTAATCTAACCCATTCCATTACTGCTTGTGCACCAGATGGAGTAATTGGGTCAAATAATGTAAACTGGATAGTATTCCAAGTTGTTTTACCTTTCACATAACGTTGAACATTAATATGATTTAAAGGTACTGATCCTTGTGATACGCTTACAGCTCCTACACCTTTCATGATGTATGCTGGAAATCCGTCTACAAAAGCTATAAATCTATTCTTTTGTTTTGGTTCAAATGCTGTGAAAAATATTTCGTTTGGGTTTAATACTGCCATTTTATTTTCTTATTTTATTATAAATATTTATCTTTTTTGTTTTTACGATGGAAATGTTGCTCCAGTTGGTAGTACATTGAAATCTAGTAATATAAATTCAGCTGTTCTAGTTGGTTGTAAGAAAATTTGTCCTACTAACTCATTTCTATCTATAACATCTGGTGTGTTATTTTGTTCATCCATTACTACTTTAAAGGCAAACAATCCTTGTCTCTGTTGAACACTTTCTAAATATGGATTTACTTGTGTCAAGAAATTTTGTCTTGTTGCAATTGTATTTTGTTCAAATACTAAATTATCTGCAATTTGAGAGATAAAACTTTTAAGTGTAATTAACAATCTACGTACATTTACTCTATCTAATGCTGAAGCAGCTTTTTGTAATGTTTTCTGACCAAATACTACAACTCCTTGTGATGGGAATGTTGCAATTGGGTTTACATTTGCTTCATATAAAGTATCTCTATTTGTAGAAGTTAATTTTCTTTCAGCTCTAACAACTTGACCCATTCCACCTCTAGTAATACCTGCTGGTGCGAACCATGGATCACTTGAAGCATCTGTAAATGCATATACACCTGGTATAAATGTTGATGCTGGTATGAAAACTAATTGTCCTGAATTAGGATCAACTGTTTGTAACCATGGCCAATATGTAGCTGTGTAACTATTATCAATTCCTCCTGCTTGTGCCACTACAGCATTTAAAGCGGTGTTATAACCAACTAAATCTATTACAGCAATACTATCACCACGTGAAATAGAATTATTCATTACACTAGTAATTTGAGCTGATTGATGTTGTGTTGATAAACCTGGAACTGATATTACATTAAATTGATAATCATCTTGATTAGATAATAGTGCTATTGCATTATTGTAATCAGATCCTACTAACCCTTGTGTATCCGCAGCACTAATATTTTGGTAAAAATTAGCTGTTCTTCCTACTGGTATGTTAGAACCTACAGCCCCATTAAATGAACCAGAACCAACTTGTGGTAAACTACCTGTAAATTGGATTTTTGCTGATCCGTCATTGTTAAAATAACGTGGTGTTGGGTTATTAACTGATTTTACTCTTACGTAATTAGAAATATTTGGAAAAGATCCACTTTCTTGTAAAAATGTATCTACTCCTTCAGTAATTAAATTACTAGAAATATCACCAATTGCTCTTGAAATATAATTTGAAGCAAATGGGTCTAATGAAACATTATTATAAGATTCTAATACTACTTTATTATTATTAGTATCATCACCTCTTCTTATTAACAAACTAAATACACCAGATGATGAGTTAGATGCTACTATTTCCCATCTAAGGTTATCAGTAGAACCAGAAGTTAAAGCACCATTTGTAATCTCTGTAGTTCCAGTATTCATTATTTCTCCTTCAGAAATAGTTTCTAAAGTGAAAGCATTAGGTACTACAGACCCAGTTTGTCCTACAACAGCTGAACTTGTTGCTGAAGTAAATGATCCTGATGTTACTCTGGTTACTAGTAAAGAATTACCTCCATTTTGGAAATATTGGTTTGCTGCAATCGAAGTAAGGTAAGTAAACTCACCTGACCCACTTTGTAATGCTCCACCAAATAATGCTTGGTAAGAACTAAATGAACTAATTAGTGTAGGTTTTTCAACTGGACCTATTACTGCGGGTCCAATAATTGCTGCACCTCTTTCAACTGGTTGGGAAGTAACAAAAGATTGATCGTTTTCTCTTGCCAATACACCTGGAGATATTAATGTTTCTGCCATCTTATTTATATTATTTTAATATTGTTTTATTATAAATATTAAAACTTTTCTCAAAAATTACTCTACTATAGTAAATTCTCCAGTTTTTAAATCAATATTTCCATCTCCATATTTTTCTTGTAGTTCTTTACCAGTCTTATTAGACTCTTCTTGTAAAGTAGCTAAAGCTTCTAAAATTTGACTTCTTTGACCTTCAAGAATAGCTTTTTGGATATCTACGTTACCCAATTCAAAAGTAATATTGTTTTGTTTATTTTGATACTCTCTAAGAACTTCTAATTCTTTTTCTTCTAATTTAATTGTTTTACTCATAATACTTGTTTTTTTTGGTTTATAACTTAAATTTTTGTTTTTATTATATTTAATATATATTAACACGTTTTTTCCGTTATTTAAACGTTAACCAATTATTTAATGGTGTTGTTTATGTTAAGGGTATTAACGGTTTATAAATATTGAATACTACTTACTTGTAAGCATATTTTTATTATATTTAATATACAAAAGCTAATTTAGTACCCCACGTAATTTTTAATAGATATTAAAATATTTTTTAATTTAACTAATAGTAAGTGTAATACTAGTAGGATTTATTAATAATTCTATACTTGCAGCAATATTTGCTTCAATGTCTGTAACTTGTTCTTCACCCATAGCATCTTGAGTCCACTCAACAACTATCTCGTTTGTTAAATCTTCAAATGGTATAAATGGGGTACCTGAATCTAGGGGTACAACCTGTGTTCCTATATTAGTAGTTGAATACGGGTTTCCCTCAGAATCTAATTGATCTGAAGTTCCTGTTACTATCCAATGTATATTATATACTACGTCTGTTTCACCTTCTTCTTGGGGGTGTACGTCTACTGTTTTGCAATTCCAATTGTAAGTAATCATAGTTTTTGTTTTTATTTATTTATTGTTTTTATAATTTCCCAAACCCCTCACCAGCGTCAAATTCTGATATTACTGGGGTAAATGATAAAGGTGATCTTAGTCCTTCTATTGATATTTCTAATTTTCTTGTTTTTATATTATATTTTATAGATTCTACATTCTCTAAGTGACTATTTCCATTCTTTCCAGCAGATCCAGTTGCTCCTGTAGCACCTGTAGCACCGGTTGCTCCTGCTGCTCCTGTAGCACCAGTTGTTCCTGTATCTCCCTTAGGTCCTTGAGTTAATGATATGTCTAATAATTCTTTTTCAAGTTCAGCTACACGTTTTACTAATAAATCTATATAGTTAACACCTTTAATACCATCAGCATCTATATGTACTAATTCAGGGTAGTGTGCTTCAATATCTTCTACTACAACACCATATCTTTTTCTGTCTCCAGATTCTGATTTATATTTATATTCTTTAAAAGGTATTGCAATTGCTTTTGTTTTAGTAATATCACCAATATCTTTTTTCTGGTCTCTTTGAGATGTTTGAACTAAAGTTTGACAAGTTAATGTACTCGTAAATCTACCTGTACCCGTAACATCTAGTTTATGGCTAGGACTAGTTGTTCCTATTCCAATATCACCATTATCCTGGTATATTGAACTATCTTGGAATCCAAATGTTCCATTTCTACTATAAGGCACATATCCATCAGTAATTTCGGTAGCTATTAGTGTGCTTCCTATAAAGTCTCCACTAGCACTTATATTACCTGTTACTTGTAGTTTTTCTGTTGGACTAGTTGTTCCTATTCCTACACCTGTGTTAGTTAAACGCATCCTTTCAGAATTGTCTGTAACAAATTGTAGGAAATCATTTTGTTCGTTACCAGCAATTCTTACTCTACCAACATTAGCATCTGTGGATGCCCACTTAATACTTAAATTATCATCTAATCTAATATTACCTGCTGATATGTCTAATTTTTCTTGTGGTGCTGCTGTTCCTATACCTACGTTACCATTTAAACCTTTGATAAAAAATTTTGTTACACCATTAGCTTTAAAAGTTATATCCGGTGTAGAACCTATACCATTAGTGGCAGTGGAGTATACTGTTCCTTCTAAATCAGATGAAATATTAACATTATTAAAAACATCCGCCCCCGTTTTAATTCCTCCACCTATTACTACTAGTCTAGAATCAGGAGAAGTCGTTCCTATTCCTACATTACCAAGTGCCCCATCTACCATTAATAGTGTATCACCTCCTATTTTAAAATTTAGTTTTGGGTTTAGAAAACCACTACCTTTAATGTCAAATGTGGTTGATGTAGAATTTGAACTTATACTAACATTATTAGTAGCATTATCACCCAATCTAAGACTTGAACCTGTTATAGCAGCAGTTTCAATAAATTCCGTAAAAGAACCCTGTGTACCCGATACAGAATCATTCCCTATTATTCTACCTTCTGCTATTATTCTATCACCAGATGTAATATTACCTGATGTGGTTATAGTATCTGCTGTTATATTACCACTTGAACTTATATTACCTGATGATGATATGTGAGTTCCTATAAAGTCTCCACTTGCACTTACGTTACCTTCTATTGTGAGTTTTTCAGTAGGACTAGTAGTTCCTATTCCGAAACTTCCACTATTAAGGTAACTAATTGTTGCGTTATCTAATATATTAATAGGGCCTAAATTATTAACTTGAAAACTACTAAGTTTCCATTCATCTACTTGATCTTCAGTACTTCCAGCAAAAAGAGCACCTATTCCAACCCCAAATCTACGAAAAGTACCTCCATTACCATCATTAAAATCACTGTCAACTGGGAAGAAACCTCTAAAAGCAAAATCATTAGTAACACCATTCCAAACCATTAGTGTATTATCTATAAACCTAAGTTTTAAAAGCATTTCAGGGTTTAAATTGTCTGTTGTAACATTATACACACCGTAGTTAAATCCAGAAGTTGGTATACCTAAGGGGGTGAAAACACTAGTAACTGTTCCACCTTCTATTTTTCGTAATAGACAACTCCCCGCAGTAGCACTCCAGGATAAAAAGTAAAAATTATCTGGATCTACATATTTTACAATTAAGTGAAAGGTATCGTCACTACTATCTTGTCTTTTAAACGTAGCTGTTAGTTCATAATTAACTGATGTTGGTAATGTGTCACAAGTATATATTAAACCTTGACTACTTACATCAGTACTGGATAGTTTTACAAACCCTTCACTATTAGGTTGGACTTGTAGAGTTCTAGTATTACCACTTGGGTTAGTTACTGATTTTGTCCACCCTGCACCTACATTAGGTGTGTGGGAATCTAAATTCACAGCAGATCCTCCTGTTTCAACAAAATTATCTAAAAATATTTGTGTTGCTGTCGATAAAGTATATAATTGGTAATCTGCTTTACCTTCAATTTTTAAAATATTACCTACATCTAAAGAACCAGAATGAGAAAAAGTTTGTGCTTTTGAAACTATATTAACTATTCCACTGTGGTTATTTCTAGTAGTAGTACCAGAGCCTTCAGTTTGCCAACTTCCTATGTTTATTGATGTTGTGGCACCTGCAACTGGTTTTGATAGATTGATATTATATCCTCTATTTACAGCCTCACCAGAAGGAAGTCCGTTTGTTGACCAGTATACTTGTCTAAGTACATCAAATCTAGATGTATCCCTTATATTAGAGGAAAGGAATTGCATAGTACCAGCAGTGTTTGAACCTGCTGTAAGACTTGAGGCAATAGCAACAGTATTATAAAAGTAAGCTGGAGCATCAACACTTAAATTTTTGGCTACTAAATATTTACTTGTTACAAGATTTTCTGATACATTAAGACCTCCTTTTAGGGCGACAGATGTTTCTACTTCCCCATTAGAAGCACTAATTATTAATCCTCCTATATTTAATTGTCTAACAACATCTATACTGGAGTTGATTGTAAATGCCTTATTATATGCTTGGGCTATATAAATATCGTTTATATCATCTTGATCAAATAACTCAGTTGATCTGTAGGTTTTGGAATTAAAAGTTATTGTAGTAGGATCGTATGCTGTAGATAAATTTAATTGATATATAGTATCAAAAGTACCATCTGTGATAAATATAGAAGTCCCGTCATCAGAAAAACGTAAACCTTCAACTGCTGATATGCTATAAAGTTCAACACCAGGGGGTATTGGAATGTTTTGAAGTGAAACCTGTGATAAAGGTGATGCCGTTGATATATCCCAAGCGGTAGATAATTGATATGTAACTATTATATCTCTACCTGTACCACTTACAAACATTAGAGTACCATCAGGTTTAAAGTTAACATTAGTAGGAGCAGTTAAATTTCCTGAGCTTGGGGATGGAAGAGGTCTGTATTCTCTTGTAGCTGATGCTGTTGATATATCCCAAGCAGTTGTTAATGTAAATTGAATAACTGAATCTCTTGTAGAACCACAAATATAAAAATAAATCCCGTCTGGTGAGAAAAACAAACCCATAGGGTTAGATTCATTAAATCCCGCAGTAAGGGGTAAGCTTTGTAAAAATGATATAGTGGTTATATCCCAAGCTGTTGATAAATCATATTCAAATATATCATCTGTGGTTCTACCTACTATATACATTTTTAAACCAGTGGGTTTAAAAAATAAAGATTCTGGTATTGTCTCCTGCGCGTTTACACTTGCAGTTATATTAGTTCCTATAAATGTTCCTATATCTATAGGACTATATGAAAGTGATGATGCTATACTTCCACTATCATTAGTGATATCTAAAATATCAGTTATATATTTTTTTCCTTTTCCCATTTTACCAAGTATTTGTTACTATATTAACCCATTCATACGTAGTTACATCTGTTTGCATAACCATATCTACGAAACTATTATTTGCATCTGATTTATATCTTATTGATCCTACTAAAGCGGCAGTTGGATTACCTTCATTAACACCAACCTGGATGCTTCCGCTAGCTTTTATATTACCTATAACATCTAGTTTTTCTGTTGGAGATGCTGTACCTATTCCAAGGCGTTCAGTCCCCATATGGTAGTTTACATTAGTAGAACTTATACCAGCACCCGAACCGAAACAAAGACGATTAGCTTCAGTAGAGATAAGACCTCCTTCATCTGCTTCTGAAAGGTAAATTATTGCTTTTGTACCATTTGATTTAAAACGTGCAACACTAATACTATCAGAGATGGTATCTAATTTAAAAGCAGGACTAGTTGTTCCTATACCAATATTTCCGGTTTGGTTAATTCTAAATCTTTCTGTAGGAAAAGCTCCTGCACCACCAGCGCTAGTACTTATAGTTATTATACCTCCCCCGCTATTACCACTACCGGCAGCTGCTGCAGTAAAGGCTTTTATGTTAGACGAAACATACGGACTAGATGCGTCATCTTTACCAGCAAACTGTAGTACTCCTAAATCTGTTCCTGCTCCTATACTAGGATTTTGGTTTATAAAGGATACTACGCCTGGTTGGTAACTAGAACCACCATTAGTATATCCCCCTACAATTAAAGTACCTGCTGCTGTATTAGGGTACCCGTATGTAAGAGCTGATGAAATGGTACTTCCTATATTTACTGTAGCGTTGGTTGCATTAGCAAGAATATTTCCCACAACTTCTAGTTTAGTACTAGGACTCGTTGTTCCTATACCGACGTTTCCATCAACAAGTACACTTCCTGTTACTCCTAAAGAACCAGTTATTTGAGCGCTTCCGGAAAAAATTCCATCCCAAGAACCAGAATTAACAAGTACACCTGTTAAACCAGAACCATCTCCCACAAATGAACCTGTGAATGAGGAACCAGTGAAATTACGTCCTATAAAATCACCGCTTGAACTTATGTTACCGGAGATGTCAATTATTGAGTTAGCGTCATCTACTTTTATAGATGTTCCATTACCATCAGATTCCGTGTCTCCTATTTGTACATTACCAGAAGGAGAAAGAAGTTGAAGAACATTGTTTGCCATATCAATCTTCGTATCCCCGGTATAGGTAGTGAGAGAAATATCCCCACTAGTTTTTAACACATATCCTGATGTTCCTACTATTTGTAAGTTAGCGCTAGGACTAGTAGTTCCTATACCTACTTTCCCACTATCATCAATTGTCATAAAAGTAGAGACGGTAGTTCCATCATAAGCATCAAAATTAAAGCTTCCATTTGAATTATCATTTCTAGATCTAAATGAAGCAGTAGCTCCATTTTGTCTCATCTCAAGAAACTGATTAGTTCCATCTGAATCTTCAATTCTTACCCTTGCGTCTGCTGCTTTTATGTGTATTTTTTGAGCAGGAACAGATGTTCCTATACCTAAATTACCATCAGTGTTTATAAAAACTGTTTTTGCAGTAGTGTTTCCACCCCCTCTTAATTCAAGTTCAGTGGAATTAGATCTTTCACCTATAAATGTATTATTTCCTCCAAAGAATATATGCCTATTATCTCCATCTAGTTTTACGTTTCCAACTACCTCTAGCTTCTGACTCGGACTAGTAGTTCCTATACCTACGTTAGTTCCATTATCGGTAATAATACTATTTGTTAAAGTATTTGAAGTACCTGATCCTGCCCATTTAGTTATTTGGTTTCCTGTTCCAGATCCATCTAATACAGAAGAGTTATCTACTTTTTCCCATGCATCTGTTGCACCCTGTTCTACAAATACTGCCCAGTCACCAACTTTCCAATCAGTAATACCATCTAGATTTGTTGACCCGTCTACAGATACTATATAAAAATGACCTGTTGTTCCTGTACCACTTGCAAGTGTTGGTGTATTTGTAGCTGCATTCCAAGTTCCTTGGAATACTAAACCTGCAGGTATTGTACCTATTAAGCTTTGGACAAATGCTGTGGTAGCTACTGTTGTATCGTTTGTTGCGTCAGGTTTTGTTACTGCTGTGGTTAATGTATTTATTGAACCGGAAAGGTCTCCTAAGAATGTTGGTGCTGCAACGTTACCTGTAAAAGTTGCACTTCCGTTGGGATTTATTGCCAAAGAACCAGCAGGGTTTGAAATACTCACTGTACCACTTAATTCATTTGCAAAAGTTAAAGTTGAACCACTTCCACCAAATCCTACATATCCTATTCTTGAATTGCTTCTTTTAAGAGCTGTATATACTGCACCATTATCTGTTGAATCAAGATTTAAAATTTGGTCAGTAGTAGAGCTAAGGGTCATAGTTGTAGCTGTTATACTTCCTGCAAAAGTTGAGTTTAAGTTACTAAATATACGTAATGCTGTAGTGGATGTAGTTCCGTCAAATAATTTAAACTGAAACTCTCCATTGTTTGTATTGTCTCTACTAGTAAAAATTGAATCCCCTCCGCTTTGTCTAAGCTCAAAATATTGATTAGTTCCATCTGAATCTTGAATTCTTATTCTAGCGTTTGAATCACTTATGTGTAATTTTTGAGCAGGGTTAGTAGTCCCTATACCGACGTTTCCATCAACAAGTACACTTCCTGTTACTCCTAAAGAACCAGTTATTTGAGCGCTACCAGAAAAGATACCATCCCATGAAGTATCTGTCCAGGGTACATTTACTATTAATTCATCACCTATATTAGTTTGAATAGCATAGTATCGGTTAGATACTGTAGCAGGTATTGAAGAGCCAACTATAACTGGTACCCCACTAGTATTTGCACTAAAAACATTACCTGCTGATAAGCTTAATCCTGTTCCTGCTGTGTAGGTTGTATCTGTCCAAGGTACGTTAACAACTAAAGTTTGAGCTGCAGTATTTTGATGCTGTATTCCATAATTTCTATCAGCAGTAGATGTTGGAATATTTAAAGAACCTAAATTAGCTCCTGCTGTACTTACATTTAGAGTATTACCCGAAAAAGTTAAAGCTGTTCCAGCATTAATATTAATTGGTGTATCTGTTAAACCAGAACCATCTCCAACAAATGAACCTGTGAATGAAGAACCAGTAAAATTAGTTCCTATGAAATCTCCACTTGCACTTATATTGCCTGAGGCTGTTACTGGAGCATCTAATTTTATATTTGTTCCTTGTATTTCTGTTGGTTGAGTAAAAATACCAAAAAATGTTTTTACTCCATTGTTAAATATTGTTGGGAGTCCATTGGTATAATACTTACTATCAGCAAAAATTTCATTTCCATATAAATCTCCACTTGCACTTATATTACCTGAAGCTGTTACGTGTATTGTTGATACATTTGATATAGTTCCAGGTATAGTAAGAAAAGTATCGGAAAAAGTAAATCCATCATCTATTTGTAGAGTAATATCATCTCCAGATGTTAGTTTCAATTCACTTTCGCCAAATTCTAATTTATGTCCTGCAGGTAATGAAACTATATTAGAATTATCTGGAAATTCTATATGTTGGAGTGAAGCTGTAACAGCTGTTATATTCCCACTTGCACTTATATTATTAGATGCTGTTATATTACCTATTACTTCAAGTGATCCTGTTATTTGAGCACTTCCTGTAAAAATACCATCCCAAGAACCGGAATTAAGACCTGTTAAACCAGAACCATCTCCTACGAAAGATCCAGTAAATGAAGAACCAGTAAAATTAGTTCCTATAAAGTCTCCACTTGCGCTTACGTTACCCGTAACTTGTAGTTTTTCTGTAGGACTAGTTGTTCCTACACCAGTTTTGCCATCCTGCTCAACAACAAATACAATATTACTATCATTGGGTGCGCTTGTGTTGCTTTGAATTTCAAATCTATTATTTGTATCGTCGTCGTTACTATCTATAAATAATCTAATATCTCTTGTTGAGGCTATTTCGACATTTTGACTACCTACGGATTGAATCCTAACCGTTCCATTGGAATTTGTAATCGCTCCATTGACATCTAGTTTTTGTGTTGGATTATCTGTTCCTATTCCTACGTTACCTCCGTTAAGATATGAATCTCCACCTGCATGTAATCTTACCTTACTTGCACTTGTATCAAATATATCAAGTTGTCCTTTATTTGAGTCTGCTATAAACCTAGCTTTAAGGTTACCACTTCTTTTTAGATCTAACATGATAGTGTTAGTATTGTCTACGGTCAGCTTACCGCTTGGACTAGTTGTTCCGATTCCTACGTTTCCTGTAGAACCCTGAATTCTTATTCTTTGTTGGTTTGCTGTTGGTCCTGCATAGAGAAACATATCATTACCAACAACACCAACTCCGACTGATGTTGGTAGCGTTGTTCCTGAATCTGAGAGACTTATAGAGTTTGATGTGTCAGTTGATTCGAACAAAGCACTTTGATTGTCAGTTCCTACATTTACATGTAGCTTATAACTGGGGCTAGTAGTTCCGATACCTACATTACCTAATACGTCTAGATCGTTTGTTATGAGTGCGTCTGAGGCGGTTAGCTCAGTAGCAATGTCGAGTGAGTTCAAGTTAGCATCCGACCCGCTAACTATCAGTTTTTTCCAGTTTGGCATATTTTTTTAATTATGGTTGGTTACAGGTTTGCCTGCCCACTTCCCTTTCGGGCCTATAATACAGTTATAAATATTAAGACTTTTTACCCTTTTGTGTTCGTTTCGAATTAGATTCAGGGTTATTTTGAATTGCTTTTTCTAAAGATTTTTGTTTAGATAATTCTTCATTTTGGATGTGATTTTCTATCTCCTGAATTTGGGTAGAAATTTTATGTTGTAGCATAGCTATAAAAGCAGCATCTATACCTGTGATAGGAATAGAATCTAAAGATTTACGTATAGCTTTAATTTCTCTTGGATTAAGACCTTCTAGGGAGTATATTGTCATAATTTAGTATTTTTAGACCTTAAATCTACGAAATGTTTTTGGAGTTTCAACGTTAAATTGTAGAGAGTTTCTACATATTCCCCCTTAAATAAACCATTTTTAATAGTAACTAAAAGGAATTCAATTTCTTTCTCTGATAGTTCAATTGGGGTTGTACTAGGAAGAGAAGTGGAGATCTCATTTTTTGGATCTCCTTTTACTTCTATATGTGATGCTCTAAAGCTCATAAACCTTTTTAATATTTTATAAAACAATTTTTATTTATATTATGAATATATCCAAATACCTTGATCTGTACCTACAAATATATTTCCTTTTTTATCATATCTTGCTGGAGTAGCATCTGGGTCAATTCCTGCACCTTCTATAGCAGTAGCCATAAATGCGTCAGGTACAAAGGTTGAAAGACTTGCGTCAAAAGATGATGTAATAGCCCAACGAGTTAGATTTGCGTCAAACCCAAATAATTCACCTACATCTTGAGTACCTTGTTGTACAACAATACCACCATCTCCGGCAGTAGCTGAACCTGAAGCCATTAGTATAAATCTATCAGCTACTTGTAAATTTTCTTGATTTTGAAAGGATGCTGTACCTTCTACTACTAAATTCCCAGTTATACGTTCGTTACCAGTTACTAATAAATCAGTACCATTAAATGTAAAGTTTGGTTCTGCAGTTAAAGTACCATCTCCATCAGATGTTAATATTCTATTTGCACCATCAGTAGCAATTACTGTTGAAAGACTACTTATACTTAATTGGTCAGGTCCAGCAGCTGTTAAACCAGTTAAATCAGCTTGTCTAAAATCAATCCTTAATTCACTCTCAAATACACTAATACCCGTACCATCAATAGTTGATAAATCTAAACCAACACCATTTGAACTTACTGCAACGGGTACTGTATTACCACCTGTAGTTGAATCTGCTTGTACTGAAACTGAAGCTGGTGCATTACCATCATATGTAAAATTAGAAATACCAAATCCATCTGTTAAATCTGCTAGATTAATATCTACATCTCCAGTAAATGAACCGCTAAATGAACCTGTAAATTGATTTACACCAAGTGTACCTAAAGAATCTGCAATAGCGGCTGTATCGACTCCACCATCTTTAATACTAATTGTTCTTGCAGCAGCACCATTATATGTTGTACCTGTGTTTAGATTTAATGTAGCGTTATCAACTATTAAATTGTCTAATTGTGTACCTAATGCTTTTCCACTAATTGTAGAATTTGCTAATTTTGCATTTGCAATACCACCATTAGCAATTGTTGCTGTAATAGTTTGTGCTGAAGCAGATAGTTGTAAACCATCTTGACCTGCAAAAGTTAATGTTTGTGAGTCTAAATCTACAGCAGTTGTTGTACTTCCATCACCTACTAGATCAAGATCAGCAGCTGTTGCTGCTGCCGCAACAAAAGCAGTTGTGGCTACTTTAGTTGAACTATCACCTGCCGTTTGAGTAGTTGCTGTTACACCATCTGCTAAAACAGAAGTTGCGGATAATGTTCCTGTAAATCCGGTAGAAGTTACACTTGTTAAACCTGTTATTGTAGTTGCAGTTGCTCCTAAATTTATTTCTGTACTACCTATAGTTACTGAATCGTTTAATAATGCTGCGTTCTTAACAGAATTAGCACCTAAACTAAAATCTAAGGTATCAGTTCCAGCGTTTGCTGTAATTAAAATACCCAACTGACCACCTGAACCTGAAGTAAAATTTAAGGTACCATCAGTGCTGTTTGCTACTAGATTTGTTCCATTAAATGATGCGGTTGCAAAAGCATGATTTGATGTTGCTGAAGTTATATACCCTGAGTCGTTATTAAATTGTGAAATATCCGAGCCGGATACTGCTACTTTTTTCCAATCTGCCATTTTATACTATTTAATTTTATTTAATCTTATTATACATATTGTAAAGAAATATATTAATTATAACCCTATATAAAAGTTATTAGATGAATATGCTAAACCACCAGGTGGTGCCGTAGCAGGTAGAGATGTAAACTCTAATAGTTGGAGTACTCCATCACTACCAACTTTTACACCATTATTACTTGAATTTTTTATTAATAATAAATCACTACCTGTATCATCATTAATTTCAAATCTAGCTCCAGTTGATGCTCCTCCTATACCTAGGTTAGTACCATCAAAAATAAATAAAGAGTTACCTCTAACTTGATTGCTATTACCTGTGGCTGTTAGTACGAAATTATCAACATTATTAAGAATATCAATATTACCGCTATTACCTGAGGGGTCGGAATAAGCTCCAACCTTTAAAGAATCTACAAACCTTACATTACTTGACATATTTTACCCTATTAATCCTGTTCCTGGTTCATTTTTTATTTCTACCCCAGATGGTGTATCTGATATATTTGCTATGTCTCCTTCGACATTTCTTTCTTTTCTAGTTCTTCCATCTCTAGTTTTTGTAACACCAGTTTCAAATATTTCAGAGTTAGATGTTGTTTCCATTTGTACTATAAATTTAGATTTAGAATTATACTTAGAAATAGAATTTAAATCTTTTTGTACTGTATCTGGGATTATATATCCCCTTAATCTAACGTTAAATGATCCTTTTACTAATCTATCTCTACCTGCCACCAATGATGTTTCTGTAGTGAAAGAATCAATAAAAGCTCTAAACTTAAATCTTTCAGGATCACCCCAATAAGCATCAGATGCATACTCACAGGCTTCAATTACTTTATTTAATTGTTCCATGTAATAAGTTTGAACAATTACACTATATTCTAAATTTACAAAATCAGGAACAGCAACAGCATAAAACTGTTTTGATGGGATTTTATTGTTTATAGCAGCCCAATTATTATAGAAATTTTTAGGACTATAGGCACGTTGAAAGGTGCCATATAAGTTAGGACTATTAGCATCCAATTTATTATATACTGTTCTATCTTTTGTTATAGTATTTCTTTTAATAACAATAATAGGTAACATAATAGATCCTTTTTTATCTCTATAATACCCATCACGTTGAAATGATTTCCATCTTTCGGGGTCACCATATATTACTGGTACTTCTATTCTATTTCCGTTTTGATAAACAAAGGGTTTTATTACATTTTTAAAATAATAAAATACTGCTTCATCTAAATCCTGTATACCAATTGAAAAAGGTTTAGTATTATCATCTTCCCAAGATAATTTTTCTGATCTATTAAAAGGTATACCAGTTTCATTTTCATTAGTAGGTAATGGGATATTAGGGTTACCATACCTTGAATCAGTAGGTCTTTGCTGATCTATGCTTAACTGTTTTTGGGTTTTTGGTATAGGTTTTCTTATTGCCATTAAAATCTTTCTTTAAAAGGTGATATTCCTGGTTTATCTGCTGAAATATAGTATGTTGATACTAATACTGATAAATTGGTTCCAAATAACTGTAAATTAGGGTTTAATGGGTTATCTACACCATCCGAATCATTGTTTGGATAATCTGGGTTTTTACCACTCCAGTATTGGTTAGATATTGTACCTTGTACTCCATAATATCCTTCTTGATATAAGATTATATCACCAACATCCGGGACTACATTAGCATCAACTAAATCATCTCTTAAGAAGTAAAAATCAATGGGTTGTTCAAATTGTATACCTTCTGCATTTTCAGGATATTCTTGTGCTCCTCTATTAATTAAAC